CTCGTCACCTCGACTTTCTCGCCCTCTTCCTGCAACAAAGTTGCAACAAGAGGCCGACCGAGCCGGCCAGATCTTTACCAATTCGGCAAAAACGCAGGCGTCCGAAATGCGTTACGCGGGCATCAGCCGCCGCTCCGGGTCCGACTCCATGACCGGGGCGGCGTTGCTTTAGCTGCGGCGTCGCGCTACGGGTTTGACGTCGGTGCGTGGCGAGGTCACGCGGCGCGAGCTGCCGGCGTTCATGGAGCTCGCAACATGCCGCCCACCGGTCGCCCTCGCGGACGTCCTCCGCGTCCCGTTCCTCCTCCGCCTCCTGCCGTTGCCGGTCACATGGCCGACCTTGGGAGGCTGGACTACCTGCGCCACGTCATCGCGCAGCTACAGGCCGTATTCGACGCGGCGATGATGTCGCGCAGTTACACGGCGGCGTCCGCTGCAGCTCGTCAGCTATCGGCGTTGCGCGTGGACCTGGACGCGGCGATCCGCGAGGAGTCTGCCCCGTCGGACTCCATGAGCGATGAGCAGCTCCTTCTTCTCGTGCGTCAGGCCATCCACGCCATCCCCCCGCAGTACTTGGACGCGATCCGCGAGGCGCTTGACCTGCGGGAACACGGGGCGCCGACGACGTGACCGCGGACCTTACCCGCCTCGCTGCGGGGCTGACGACGCTGGGACGCCGGGCCGACATGGACCCGCTGCGCTACTTCCGTCCGACCCCGCCGCAGCTCGCGTTCCTTCAGAGCACGGCGCCGGTGGCAATGCTGCGGGCAAGCAACCAGCTGGGGAAGACGTGGGCTGGTCTCGCTGACGTGATCTACCGCGCGATCGGGAGGCACCCTTATCAGGTGGTCCCGCCGCCGCCTCAGGAGATCTGGATCGTTGGGTTTAGCTGGGAACAGCTCCTTGCTGTTCAGGCGAAATTCTGGAGCCTCGTCCCGAAGAACGAGCTCCAGAGCGACAGCGTGTTCACGCCGGGCAAGGGCTTCACCGGTCGCGTGCCCGTGGTCCGGTTCCGCAATGGCTCGGTCGTCCGGTTCAAGACGGTCAACCAAGGCGCGCTGGGCCTGGCAAGCGCCACCCTGTCGCACGTACTGATCGACGAGCCCCCACCGGAAGAGTTGTGGGGCGAGCTGGTCGCGCGTGTCCTGCGTCAGCGTGGGCGCATCCGGATCACGATGACGCCTATTGGGCGCGACGTGTCGTGGATCCGGGAGCTCGTGAAGGCCGGCGAGATCACCGACCTTCACTACGGGATGAGCTGCGCGAACGTCACGCCGCTTGGCGGGCGTCCGCTCCTGTCGCAGTCCGAGATAGACAACCTGAGCAACAAGTACTTGCCCCAAGAGCGGGCGCAGCGCCTTCACGGGGATTGGGACAGCGGTTTTATCGAAGGCCGCGTGTTCCAGGGCTTCAATCCCGAGGTACACGTGAGCAGCGCCGCACCGGTAGGCGAGCTCCAAGTCGGGATCGGGATCGACCACGGAACCGACGGCGGAACCCAGGTGGCGACCCTCGTGGCCGTTGCGCCTCGTGGGGGCGTGGAAGGGAACCCGCGTTTCCACGTCCTCGATCAATGCATTAGCGACGGCCTCACGACACCGGAACAGGATGCGCGCGACATTCTCGCGATGCTGAACCGAAACGGCCTGCAGCTCGAATCGGTGGATCGCTGGGTCGGCGACCGTCGCCACGGTGGCAAGCGATGGGGCGGGCAGAAGTCAAACAACCTGTTGATGCAGGGGTTTGAGCGTGTATCGCGCGTTCCGATTGGTCACCTTGGCTTCACCATCCGAACCGCATGGAAGCCGGCGGGCTCCGTGTTCACGGGCGTCCGCATCCTTCATAGCGCCATGCTAAGGACCGGCGACTTTACGATCCACCCTCGATGCACGCAGTTGATCGCCGACCTGTCGTCATGGACGGGGCAAGATGACGAACACAAGCACGGGATCGACTCATTACGTTATGGGGGCGTGGAGTTGGTGACTAGGCGCAACCTCTACGCGCCCAACGCGCTGAAGATGGGGTGACGATGTATCCGGGAACCTTGCAGCCGATCCTCCCGCGCGACACCATCGAGGCTCGCCGCTGGGAGCACACGCGACTTCGCCGTCGGCTCCTTGAGGGTACCTGGGAAATGGACCTTGTCGAGCGCCTAGAGGTCCACCTTGGGACCGTCCGGCGTCAGGCGTGGGGCTGGCCCGATATGTCGTCCAACGTGTACCGGCAGATCTGCCGGGAGTTGGCGGCGCTCTACGTCCTCCCGCCCGACGTGTCGCATCCGACGCGCGGTCAGTTTGCAGAGGGGTTGGTCGGACCTGACGGCGTGATCGCGCGGTCTGGTCTATGGGCCACCATGAGCCGGTACCAGGCGCTCGTTATCGGATGCCGGGAATACTGGCAGCGGGTCCACGTCACGGCCGACGGTCGCGTGACGTACCGCCCCGTTCCTCCGGATATGACGGTGGCCAAGGCTTCCGAAGATCGGCCCGACTACCCGGTGCGAATCCAGGAACTGCGCCCCCGATGGCATGAGGGGCGCAACGCTTACTGCTGGACGTGGGACGTCCTGAGCATCGAGGATCCGGCCTACCCGGTCTACGAGGTCCGGGAGGCAAAGCTGGGTGGCGAGCTCGGCGAGGACATGACGGCGATGTACCTGGGCGGAACGTTCAGCGGCGACGCATACCCGTACCGTCGCAACGACGGCCGGCCGATCCTGCCCTATGTGCTCTACCATGCAGAGCGGATCGGAGACCGGCTGTTTGACGCGTGGGAAGGTCGCGAAGTCGTCGAAGGTTCGTTGAACCTTGCGGTCATGTTCTCGATGCTGTTTCACGCGATGAAGGACGCGAGCTGGCCCCAGCGATACGCCGTCGGCGCGAGGCCCGTGGGCGCCGGCGTTGCCGGCGACGCAGCCGGGAGCCGGATGGAGGTCATCGCCGACCCGGCGACGGTCCTGCTAATGGAGGCCGAAAGCGAACAACAGCCGGTCATCGGTCAATGGCAACCGGGCGCGGACGTCGAGAAGATGGAGCAGACGATCGCGGCCGTGGCCAACCGACTCGCGCAGGACGCGGGCGTGTCGCCTGCGGACATTCAGCGCATGGGCGGCACCGCACGCAGCGGCTACGCGATCGCCCTTAGCTCCGAAGCGAAGCGCGATTGTCAGCGGAAGTACGCCCAGAGCTTCCGCGCGAGCGACGAGCAGTTGGTTATGACCACCGCGATCCTTCTCAACCGCGCGACCGGGACGACGTACCCGGAGGGCGGATACAGCGTGGCTTACCGGTCGATCCCGCTGTCTGGTCAGGAGCTTGAGGCCCGCCGCAAGCACGCCCTCGAGCTGATGGAAGCCGGCCTTATGACGCGGATCGACGCGATGCGCCTGCTTGACGACAGCCTGACGGAACAGGATGCCGTGGCGAAGCTCCTTGAGATCGACGCGATGACGCGACGCCTCGTGGACGAGGACGCTTCTGACCCGATGGTGCCCGCCGATACTCGCGTCAACCCGGCGATGGAGACCGACGGCGAGTCTGAAGACGAGACCGACCCCGAGACAGGCGAGGCGGCGATTGCCGACTAGCGTTACGGTTTTTCGGCCTCCCGCAACCGTCGCGGCCGAGGCGCGACGCGGTCTGGAGCTGCGCGATCAGTACAACCGCGGCGGGACGCTGATCGGTGTCAGGCGTGCGTTGCAATTGGGAGGTCGCAAGGTCGTTAGCGTTGAGACCTTGCGACGCATGGTGGCATACTTTGAGAGACACGAGATCGATTTAAAAGCGCCCGCCGCACAGCGCGGGCATCCCGGCTATCCTTCCGCGGGTCGCATTGCCTGGCTTCTATGGGGCGGCGACTCGGGGCGCGCGTGGTCACGTCGCGTCCTGCGGGCCTACGAACAAACCCGCAAGGAGTGACCCAATGTCCGAAGAGACCACGACTGAGACCGACGCCCCGTCCCGCGCGGAGGAGCGGATCCGATCCTTGAGCGCCGAACGGCGCCAGCTCCGCGAGCAGCTCGCAGACCTGCAGAGCCGCTATGAGCAGGCGTCGGAGCTCGTCAAGCAGGCCGACACATACAAGGCTACCGCGTCGGAATGGGAAACCAAGTTCAAGCAGGCGGGGCAGACTTGGGAAACGGAGCGCGAGCTGTTCAAGCGAGGCATCACCGATCAAGAGGGTATGGATTTCGTCCGCATGGCCTACGACCGTTTGCCCGCGGAGGGGCGTCCCGCTCTCGGCGATTGGCTCGCGGAGGCGGACAAGCTGCCAAAGGCGGTTCGGGCGTACATGCCTGACGCAAGCCCCGCGCCCACGGCGGCACCGGCGCCCGCACCCTCCCCCACGGTCCAGACGCCACGGGCCAACGCAGCGGCAACGTCGGCCCCCGCGTCGTCCTCGGCATTTGCACCGGAGGCCATTAGCCGCATGAGCCCGCAGGAATACGCCGCACATCGAGCCGCTATTCTGGAAACGCTGCGCGGCTGACCTTGACAGACCCGGCCGCACGGGTACGTACACCCTACCGGTCGGGTCGAGCCCCGCAACAGCGATGCCCGGTTCATCCAACACCTAGCATCGAGGTTCTACATCATGGCGACGACTGAATACAGCACCCTCTCCGGTAATGCTCGCGTTGCGGCCGTTCTCGCTCAGGAGATCATCCTGAAGCTTGCCGACCGCGCGAGTCTTCACAATCACCCCAGCCTCGTGAACTTCGGCAGCCTTGCCGGGCGTGGCTCCGCGGCGCTCCAGGTGCCGATTGTCGGTCTCGACGGTTCCGATCTGCTTGCGTCCGCCGCTGACGGCGCGGTCGTGGCGAACACCACCCTCACGAGCTCGGCGGCGACGCTGACCCTGGGGCGCTACGCTCTCCGCTACGACTTCACGGATCTGGCGAACCTGACCGACTCGGTCGGGCTGAACGTGCAGCGCCTCGCGGAGTCGATGGTCGGATCGACCGTCATGGCGTTTCAGAACGCTCTTTGCGACGTCATCGACGGGTTCACGACCACGGCCGGCACGTCGGGCGTCGACATGTCCGTCGATGACTTCTACTCGGCTCAGTTCGCCCTCACGCTTAACAGCGTGAACGGCCCCTACATCTGCGTCCTTCACCCGCGCCAGCTTGCGGACTTTCAGTCGTCCCTCCGTGCGGAGTACGGTGCGACGCAGTTCGTGCAGGCAACGCAGGACATGCTCAAGATCAAGGGCCAGGGCTTCGCGGGCATGTTCAACGGCGTGGACATCTTCGTTTCGTCGAAGGTTCCCACTGCCAACGCCGGCGCCGATCGTGCCGGTGCGATGTTCGGCCTTGGGGCCGTCGGCTACGTGGAGGGTTCCCCCTTCCCCGTGATCGGCGCCCCCGGCATCGTGCAGCCCGCCGGTACCCCGCTCGTCGTGGAGTTCGACCGCGTCATCGGCGCGGGCACCACGTCGATCCTTGGTAGCTACTACCTCGGCGTCGGCAAGATCCAGGACCTTATGGGCGTGTCGATCATCACCGACGCTTGATGCGTCATTGCAGGAGCTAGAACGTGGCAGTCACCTTCGCCGATCATTCCCAGACCGCTGGGCCAGCCTTCGCAGGCCGGCCCGCCGTGACGACGCAGGCGGGAGCCCCCAAGCTCCCTCTCTCGCCGAATTCGCGGTGGTGGTACATTTCCCACCCGGCGCGCTGGCAGTGTATCGACGGAGAGTGGCTTCCCGTTCTCGCTCAGATGCGGGCGACTCCCGGCGTGAATGGCGTAGACAAGGACGGTGACACGGCCGGCGCGGAAACGCGCCTGCGCCGTGAGCATTGGACGGTGATCCCGTGGGACGTTGTCGAGGGCGGCTATGTCGTCCAGTACGACGGCGCGCGGGGTCCGGTCTACCTTTCTCGTTGGGAGTCGCCGAGGATGGTGGCCGGTCAGGCCGTCGTGACCACGGACGACGCTGGCTATCGTGAGTTCCTTCGCGGCCTCGTCGCTAACGGTGTCATCCGTCCTCCGGACCCGCATACCATCGACGCGATCACGGAGCGCCAGCGCATCCGGGTTGCGGAGAACGAGAAGCGCGCCGGGCATGACCCGGAAGCCCGCCGACGCCTCGATGCCGACAAGGCCCTCCTGACGCAGATGCAGTCGGCGAACACGCCTGGCACCGCGCCGAAGGGACGTGTCAAGTGAGCAACGAGGCGCCGCCCGTGACGGTTGATAGAATCCGTCAGGCTAAAGACCAGTTTACCGAGACCTTGGTACGCAACGGCGTCAAGCCGCGCGAAGCTGAGGAGCGGGCGCGCCGCCTCGCGCATGAGGCGGATCGCAAGCGTTTGCGATAGTATTTCCACGTCCCCCAAGCTGCCGGCCTAGCCGGTGTCGGAGTTCCGATGGCTGTCAAGACTTCCCAGAACATGCGTTCCGGCGTTGCCGCCGTTGGCTACATCGTCAAGCCCCAGGCCGACACGCTCCCGGCGCAGGCTGCGACGATCACGTCGGGCCCTGGCGTGCCTTCGGCGGTCGAGCCCAACGGCTCGATCTTCCTTCGAACAAATCCCGCTGACGCCGACACGGCGATCTATGCCCGCATTGCCGGCGCTTGGGTCGCTATGAAGGGCGCGACCTGAGATGAGCGCATCCGATACGCTGTACACGGCGCGGTTCCTCTGGCCTGAGTTCCTTGAACGCGGGCGAGACAACGCGATTACGTGTCCGGTGTTTCGGTTCGGCGCCCTCGTGGCGCCTGCGTCCGGTACCGTCACGGTCACCCGTGCGGATCAGACGGTCGTGGTGAACGCTGCCCCGGTCTCCATCGTGGGCAGCGTCGCCACGTACACCATTCCCTCCGGTGTCCTCGCGCCGCTGGCGCTTGAGGAGGGTTGGCTTGTCACCTGGTCGCTGTTGCTGGACGGCGTCGCCCGCACGTACCAGCGTGACGGGGCGCTCGTGCGGCGCAGCCTGTTCCCGGTCGTGACGGATGCGGACCTGCTCCGTCGGCATAGCGACCTGACGGCGCTGCGTGCGCCGGGTGTGACCAGCTACCAGGACTACATCGACGAAGCGTTCGCAGTCGTCCAGAACCGACTGATCAGCGGCGGGCGTCGACCGTTCCTCGTGATGTCGCCGTCGGCGTTCCGTGAAGTTCAGTTGACGCTTACCCTCGCGCTGATCTGGACGGACTACGCGACGAGCGCGGGCGACACGTCCCGGTACAGCGATCTCGCGACGCACTACCGGCAGGCGTACGAGGACGCATGGTCGCGCCTTAATTTCGTCTACGACGAGGCCGATCAAAACAAGATCGACCCTAACCGCCGTGCGGCAGGTACGCCGACGATGTGGTTGGGTTCGCGTGGGTTCCCTTGGCCCTCTGGCATTCCTCGCCGCGTGGGCGGGTAGACCGTGGCCAAGACGCGCGCGCAGGTTCGGGCGTCGTTTGCGGCGCTGTGTGCAGCGTTGCCGAATTGGACGCAGAGCCGGTTTGCCTCGGATGCGTTCGGGCGTGACCCCGACTCGCTCTTGTCTCGATGCTTCACGGTGGGCTTGGGGACGACTACAAACCGCAACCCCGGCGAGGGCTTCCGCGGTCGCCCTGGCGAGGGTTTGTTGGTCGATACTGACCTGGCGGTCAAGTGGGCGTACCGGTTGACCCCCAAGGACCAGCTTGCGTCACGCGATGCCGCCGAGACCGCGGGTCAGGAGCTGATCGTCGCCTGCGAGCGATACGATGCGACGTGGCCGGGTGAGCTTAAGGTTCGCTTGGCTACCGTGGCTTCCCAGGTGGACGCCCCCGGCGAATGGTTTGTCGGGACCGCGACGTTTCGCGTTACCCACATCATGCCGATTTCATAGGAGGCTTCGCTATGCCGCTCAGCTCTGTCGTTAAGAATTTCCGCGACGGTACCATCGTTATCAAGGACGGCACCACGCCCACCCCGATCAGCATGACCGTTCAGTTTGAGTCGGGCGACTTCAGCGTCACCGGCCTCAACGAGTCGCTGACCGAGGTTACGACGTACCTGGACCGCGGCGAGCTGGGGACGGTTCGCAAGACCAATCGCTTGTTCCCGACGTTCAGCTTCACGGCGCACATGACGGAACTTTCCGATAGCAGCAACAAGACTCTTTTTGACGCGGTGAACAAGACCGCGGCGACCCCGTGGGCCTCGGCGGTCTCCACGATCAGCGGGTCTGACGTGTACGGCCTGACGGTGGAGCTGACGATCGAAGGCTCCAACTTCGGCGGCGGCGAGACTGACCACGTCCTGACGATGACGGGTTGTCATCTGGCGCTTGATTTTGCTGAGGGTGACCCCAACTCGTTCACCATCAACGGCACCGTCTACGGCGCGATCACGGCGGCTTGATGCAAGTTCAGATCGGCACGCACGCCGTCGAACTCAAGGCGCCCGCGTCGTTCATGCTGCGTCGCGAGGTGGCGATGTCCGTTGGGGCCTCGCCGCTTCGCGCGATGTGTGCGGCCCTCGGCGTGTGCTGGGGCGCAAAGCCGCTTCGCGCAAAGCTTGCGGATCACAAATACGACATCCTCGGCTTCGGGGGGGCCGTATTTGACGAGCTCATGGGCATCGGGCTCCCCGAGGCGGACATTTACGCCGCGGCTGGCGAGGCCCTGCGCCTGTGCATCGACGCGCCGTCTGAGGATGGGGTTTCGCGTGTCGAGGGTTTTACCGAAAGCCCGACGGGCACCTAGACGCGATCGCACTTGAGATCGGGCTGACGTACTGTGGCGATCCTGACGCCTTCTACCGATGGCCGGTGGAGGCGCAGGAGCGCGTCCTTGCATGGTGGCGCGTCAAGCACACGCCGCCACCCAAGGCGGCACCAAAACCGCGTAAGGGCGATAGCATCGACGAAGCGGCGCGATCTTTCTGGGGCCTGGGAGGCAACAAATGAAGCCTATCGTCGTCAGGTCGGGCAACGTCACGGTGACCGTTTCGGGCGAGCTGGAAGCCAAGCTGCAGCAAGTCTTCGACACGGCGTATAAGGGCATCCGTGAAACGCTGGATGGCCTTGGGGAGAAGCTGGTCAGCGACGCGGAAGGCACTTGGTACACGCAGGTCAAGCGCCGCACCGGCGAGACCGGCGACCTTGAGCACATCATGCAACTCGCAGAAGACGAGCTACAAGTCGTTGTAAAGGCTGAGCGCACCAAAGCGACGTACATGGTGCATCGACCGGGCCCGCTGTCTCAGACCGTCCATCGCGCCACGAATGAAGAATACTCGCGGGCGATGTCGCAGTATCGACGCACCGGGCAGCTCCCGAAGGAGTGGACGCAATTAGGCGTAAAGTTTAGCGACGGTCGGCCGACGCGGTTGAAGCGATCGACGCCCAACCCGCTAGCGTCGGATGGCGCCAATATGTGGAAGGAGAACGTCCGCAAGCCCGGAACGAAGCAGGCGCAAGAGATGGTCCAGTATGGATCGGACGCCTTAGCGGAATACATGCGACGCAACGCACGGGGCTAAGTCATGGCGGACGTCGAATTTACCGTAGGCGCAAAGCTAGGGGATCTTGAGAAGCAGCTAGCCTCCATCCCCAACATGACGGCCGAACAGGCGAAGGCCATGACGGCCGAGCTCAACCGGTCGATCCGGTCGGCTGAGAAGGCCGCGAAGCAGAGCGCCGCGGCAACCAAGGCCGCAATGAAGTCAGCGGCCGACGCAGCTCGAGGCGCTGCCAACGAGGCGCAGGCGCTGGGCAACAAGTTCGGCGAGATTGGGTCTAGCGGTGGCAAGCTTGCCGGGGCCCTCGACATGATCGCGCCTGGTCTCGGCGCTGTCGGTCGCGGGATTGCGGACCTGGCCGACGTGGGCGAGGTGGCCGCGGGGGCGATGGGCTCCCTTGCTGCGCCCGCGGTCGCAGTCCTCGGCGTGGCGGCGCTGACGGCCGGGTCCTACGTGGCAGTCCTCGCCGCGGAGATGAGCCGCGAGGCTGAGGCTGCGCGTGTCGCAGCGACGGCTAATGCGTTCGCCTCGGATCAGATGCGCGCGACCGAGGCCGCGTCGCTTTCGGCTGCGCTGGCATCCGGTGAGATCACGCAGCTCGCGTACGACGAAGCCGTTGCCCGTGGCACCGCGGCCGATGCGCTGGGCGACTACCTTAAGGGGCTGAACGAGGAGATCGCCGCGGCTCGAGAGGTGGAGCTCCGCAACCAGGCGATCGTTGACTCGTTCGCCTCGGTCATCGACCGCATCAGCCTCGCCGGGTGGGCGATCCGCGCGTGGAACAAGGCCACCGGGCAGAGCGTCCCGACCGTGTCGGAGCTGGTGAACGAAGCCGCCAAGGCCGTCGGTATCACGGGCAAGCTCGCCGAGGCTGAGACCAACGCTGCCGCAGCAACCACGCGCGCGACCGAAGCGACGAAGCGACGCCGCGATGCGGAGATCGCAGCCGCGCGCGCCAAGGCGGACAGCGCCGCGGCTAGCGCAAAGACCGCGAAAGCGAGCGAAGCCGCAAAGAAGGCCGACGAGGAAGCCGCGGCATCGAAGAGGCTAACGGCAGAAGCGGATCGACTCGCCGCCGACGCGATGCGGATCGAGGGCGACCAGATCCGAAAGACCTCTACCGAGGTCCAGAACCTTGAGCGCGAGCTTGCCGCCCTGCAGGCGCGTCAGGCGGCGCTCGCGGAGCAGGGCGCTAGCGTGGACATCGGCGGCGCCGAGTTGGCGATCCAAGCGCAGATCGTCCAAGCGCGCAAGGATGCGCTTGCTGAGATTGAAGAGGCCGACATTGCTGCGCGTGAGCGCGAGATGGAGCGAGCCAAGGCCGCACGCGATGAACAGATCCGGATGGTTACCGAGGTCGCGCAAAGCGCCGTCAACGTTACGAGCTTTGCGGCTGATGCGACGCTGCATAACTACCAGGCCGCGAAGGAAGCGCAGATGGCGTTGGACGACGACGCCACGGCCGCAGAGCGGAAGAACGCTGAAAAGCGGGTCAAAGAATCACGTAAGGCGGCGATGCGGGCGTTTGCGATCGACAAAGCCGCAAAGCTCAGTCAAGCCATCATGGCGGGGGCGGTGGCCGTGCAGAACGCATTAGCGACGCCTCCTCCTGCAAACTTGGTCCTTGCCGCGGCAGTCGGTGCTAACACCGCGGTCCAAGTCGCTACGATCGCATCGCAACAGCCGGCCTTCCACAAGGGCGGTTTGATCGGAAGCATGGCGCCGGACGAACAGTCGGCAGTTGTTCGCTCGGGTGAAGCGGTGCTGAACCCGATGGGCCGGCGCACCATCGGCGACGACCAGATCCGAGCAGCGAATGCCGGCGTGGGTGGCTCGCAAATGGTCGTGCAAATGGTCTATCAGCATCGAGTTTTTGACGCGTTCGTCGCAGACAACCTCGCAACCCGCGGACCTCTCGCGCGTGCGATAGGGGGAACGAGCCGTACCGGCCAGCGGAGGTAGCAGATGGGGAACGAGGTAACGCCTGACGCGATGCGCGGACTGTTGATCCCTGACACGCGCATCACGCACGCGACGATCGATGCCGCCCTGTCCAACTACACGCAGGCGCTCCCGCAACCGGGCGTGCCGGTGCCGGCGAATGCTACCGGTGTCGCTTTGACAACAAGCGGCGCGCAGCGAAACGGGCAGACCGTAGAGCTTCAGACGGTCGGCGCTGCCGGTTGCGCCGCACCCTCCCGCTCTACTCCGTATACGTTCGCGTGGCGTAACAGCGGGGGCATCTGGCAGGGATGGGACGGGCCGACCGTAATGTCCGGCATGTCAGCCCTTCACACTTGGACCACCGTAGTTGGGACAGCTTACGACGATACTGATACGGTTGTAACCTCGACGGGTACGATTCTAGTTGCGGCGTCGCATACGAGTTTGACGTCTGATTCCATCCGTGTCATCCGAAAGACGCTTAGCGGTGGTCTGTCTCTGACAACGATAGTCCAGAGTTCTTGGTCCGCTAGTCTGGCAGACCGCGCTCGAGCTTGCTTGTGCAAGTTGCCTGGAACCGGTATCGCATTGTTTGTCATGGTTAAGGATGCGACGACGGCTCAATGGGCGATCCGGGTGTACCGGTCAGATGATGACGGCGCGACGTGGACGTTGCAAGCTGACAACGCCATCAGCTCAAACGGAAAGCCTTCGCCATCCACTCAGATTAGACGACTGCGTGCGGCGTACTACGCCGGACAGGTTCTTCTTGTCGTCGCCATTCGCAACACGTCGGCAACGTGCCGCGACGCACTTTGGCAGTACGCGAGCGCGACGGACGGGTACAGCTTCAGCCTGCGCGATACTTCTCCGGGGACGTCGCTATCCGACGTCTACAACGGTGGAGCCCACGACATCGCCGTCATTCCTGGGCGCGGGTTCTTGCTGGTTTACGCAACCAGTGCGTTTGTTGCATCTGGCGCAAATTCTACGATTTACTCAATTCTCATCCCAAGCGCATACGTACCGTTTAAATCTCAAGACGCCGTAGCCCTTACGAGCACATCGCCGTCAGCATCACTATCTGGGAATGGCGCGTTGTCGGACGGTACTGACCTGTCGATCTCTACGGACGACGATGGCACGGTTTACCTGTTCTCCGCGGTATACAATGCGGGAGACTATGTCCGTTCGCTTCGCTTCACGAACGACGGCCGGACGTGGTATTCCTTGGGTGAAGCTGACCCTGGAATTCCGGAACTGCAAACGTCGCCAATGCAGTTTGACGGAAACCAGCCAGGCGCTCTGTCGTCTGCGTGGTACGCCGGGACGCTTTACGTAGTCTGCACCGTCCTCGGCTCAGCGAGGTCCGGAAACCTCGGTCTTGTTGCGCTTGCCGGGTACACCGGTGCAACGTTTCCGTTGATGACAGAACAGTCAGCCGATCGGCTTACGTCCGTCGGTGGGCGGCTGCATTACCTCCCGTTCGACCTGCCGGTTGACCTTGGCTGGACGACGACGGGAGCGGCAACGTTGTCGCTCACAAACAACGGGACGTTGTCCGTTAACAAAGGATTTGGTCCGATAGTTACTTTTTCGGCTACTGCAACAAATCCCGGCGGATCAACAATCGTAGGAGCGTTTGAGGCAGATCCCAATACCGCGACATCGGCATCGGGACGGATCGTCAACGATACAGGAACGAGCCGGTACGAAGTGACCGTATCAGTCCAACCGTTGTCAATCGTTGTGCGCGATGGAATTGCTGCCGTTGATCTTGTGACCTATTTGCGGAACAGTTCGGGGTTCGTCGGCGTCCGCATGTTTGTTCGTGGCGGATTTGTCGACGTGTGGGTCTCTGAGAACACGACCGGCGCGCATCTCGTGAACCGCGATTACGTGAGGATTGCCAGCGTATCTTTGACGTCTGGAGCAAGCGTAGCACTAGAGCAACAGTTCGAGGCTGGCTGCGGGGCAGGAATTAGCCTTTGGCGTTACTGGTGGTGGAATTCTTACAGGGACTGTTCGTCCGTTAACAACATCATCGTTCCGTCGGGTCTCGCTGGGCGTGCCATGTCGGCGTACCCTGTCGAAGTATCGCAGGGGTTGGGGCTGTCTGCATCCGGCGGGCCGGTCGTTACGGGACTCACCTGGAGCATTCCGCCGCGGTTCGCTCACGGGATCGAGCAGGTAGATCCGCTGCGGTCGGCGTCCCCCTCGTCGACGTGGCGCTCTAGCAACACGAACCAACAACAGATTGTCTGGACGACGAGCGCCACGACGTCCCCGCTGATGGGGAGCCTAGGCGCGCTCTACATCGGAGGCGCCAACTTCCGCACGGCGACCTTGGAGGGCCGCGACGCTGGAGGGGCCTGGGTCACCATTGGAACGTGGGACGCATCGGTGGGCCAGACCGGTCTCCGGTACAACCGCAACGGGCAGGTCGTGCAGCCCATCACGGCGACACCTGGAACCGTCGGCGCATATTGGTACCCTTACGGCGTTCTCGACGGGTCGCGCGTCCTGCTTGCGGGTGCTGGCCCCATGCGCGTCATTGAGCGTCAGGCCGAGGGAGCTTGGACGCATCAGGCCACGAAGCACGCCAGGCTTCAGCTTGCGGGCGACATGACGGGCCTCCCGACGTCGGGGACGCTGTCGGTCGTCCCCCGCGGCGCCGTCCTGCTTTGGAATACCGACACGATGTACCGGGCGTTCCGCCTGACCATCCCCACGCAGCCGGTCGCCGAGACCTATTACGAGGCCGGCGTGATCATGATCGGCCACGTCGCCGTATTCGGGCGACGGTATTCTTGGGGCCGGTCGCTCACGCTGGACCCGAACACCACGCTCACGACCGGAAACAGCGGGCGCCGCACGTCTTACGTTGAAGGGCCTTCGCGACGAGCGGTTGAGTTTGGATGGACCGACGGCACGGATCAGACGCAGTTGACGAGCGATATGTCCGGGTCGCAGCCGGACTACTTCCGCGCGTCGGCATCTGGCACGCCCGAACCCGTGGCCGCAACGCCAGATGGCCCCTACCTCATGCGTGGGATTATCGACCAGCTCGACGGCCCGGCGGTTCCAGTTGTATACCTGCCGTTCCTTACGCGATCCCCGAGCGGAACGACGCAGATGGTTACGCATCCAGACCTTTCGCTTTACGGGCGTGTCGTGTCGGGTTCGTCTGTAGAGACCGTGCAGGGGACCGAGTGGGGCAGCAAGGCCGCGGAGGTTGTCCGCACGTCGCAGGTCCGCATCGAGCAGGAGGTCTGAGATGCCGAGGTGGACGCCCGACCAGCTCTCTCACCGCATCGGTTGGGTCCTATCGGTGGAATACGCGGGCGGTACTTGGTACTTGTCCGACGAATCAGCGACGGTCAGCGACGGCGTCGTTGGGTCCATCGTCCTATCGGATGGTTTGATCGGCGTAGACGGTGCGGTCAAAGCGATTGACCTGTTGTCGTCGGCATCCCCGCGGCAGTCGGTATCGGTTGAGTTTGACCTAGGCGTCAACGTGGCCAAGCTCGCCGAACAGGGACACGACCTGGGCGGCGCGGTCTGCGAGCTCGCGCAGCTTGCCGAGGGTGATGATTGGACGCAGCGGCACGTCTGGATTCGCGGGCGCCTTGAGGCGCCTCAATACGGAGGCGAGGGCGAAACTATCCGCGGCACCATTTCAGCGGCGCCGCTCGATGACGTTACGCCATTGCCTGTCCTCACGGCCTCCGTCGCTGAGCTTGCCAGTAAGGTTGCCGCGATTCCTGACTACGCGGTGGCCCCCGCGGCACGACCGGCGCCAGAGTCGGTGACGCTTCCTGTTGTCTTCGGTCGACCCGGCCTAGGTCAGTTCGGCGGAAGCCTGGGGTATTACGTCGGAGAATTCTACAGCCCCGCAGCGTCGACCACGATTTATCGAGCCTATGCCATCGCTGGGCACGCCTGCTCGCTCTACTCGGCGACGCTGATCAACATGAGCCAAAGTCAAACGGCCGCGGTACCTCCGACACGCGTGCATCTGATCCACATGAATGACGGCACCCCGGTTACCGTCGTCACGGTGGAACGGAACAGCTCAGGGATTTTCAACGATACGACGGTCCTTGTACGCTGGGACGTATTGGGAGGTCTCGACGTCACCGGCGTCACTCCAACGGTGGGAAGCGTTGCGGCGTACCTGTTGCGTCTTACGCAGATGACGGTAGACGAGCAACGCACGTCTGAAGCCCGCGGCCTCCTCAATGGATACCAGATCGACGGATACATTGATGACCCGGAAGCAACAATTTCAGAATACATCACGGACGTATTGGGAACCGTAGCGCCTATTTCGCTCGTTGTTGGGGCAGATGGCGTGTATCCGTATGTCTGGCAATGGGAGGCGACCGCCGAAGACGCAGTCGCAGCTATTGATTCAGACAAGGATCCCGCTGTTCAGCGCGACGGGTACATCACGCTAGAGGATACGAACCGGGTCGTCAACGCAATTACGGCGCAGTACGCTTGGGAACCCGACCCGAACGCCGGCGATGGGTATTACCGGCGCCTTGCACTCGCTGATGGAGAACCGTCCGAATTGACGGACACGTCCGTTAATCCGGCGTTGCCGTCTTACTGGACGGACGCGGCGTTGCAGCGTTCGCGAGCCGTCTACGGCAGTCGTCCGTTGTCGCAAGAGCTGGCGAGCGTCTGGGATAATGGAACGGCGGCGCGGTCGGTTGCGTGGGCTGGCAGGCGGTACGCTTTGCCGGGCCGGATTGTGCGGTACCTGCT